AGAAGAAGTAAGGAACCCCAGTGTTAACAACTAAAGAGGTCATTGCGAAGGTAGGTCGCCTTCAGACCAAATTCGCAGCACGTGATCAGCGTATGCGCGACGTGCTCTCGGTACGCCAAGGAGACATCAGCAAGGTTTACCCTTCTATGTTCTCAGAGGACTACCCAAAGCCTCTCGTTGCTAACTTCGTTGACGTTGCAGCACGAGACTTAGCAGAAGTTATGGCACCACTGCCATCATTTAACTGCGCTGCAGTCAATATGGTTTCAGATGCACAGCGTAAAGCTGCAGATACCCGTACTCGTATCGCCAATTACTTTGTTACAGCCTCTGATCTACAGATCCAGATGTACCAAGGTGCAGATTGGTTCAATACTTACGGTATGTTGCCAGCACTTGTTGAGATGGATTACGAGACTAACTCTCCACGTATCCGTTTGCTCAACCCATTTGGTGTCTACCCTGAGATTGACCGCTTTGGTCGCACCACTTCACTATCTCAGATAGTTGTAATGGATGCTGAATCCCTTGCAGCTCAGTACCCAGAGTTTGCACCACAGATTTTGCCACGCAACAACTATGGACAAGGCTCACCAAACCTATCTGTAGTGCGCTACCACGACAAGGATCAGGATTTAATCTTCATCCCAGAGCGTGACAACCTAGTTCTTGCTAACCTACCTAACATAACTGGTAAGTGTTTAGCATCAGTTGCTATGCGCTCATCCCTAGATGGCGAAGCACGTGGTCAGTTTGATGATGTGCTATCAGTTCAGCTTGCTCGTGCTCGCTTTGCAGTGCTACAGATCCAAGCAGCTGAGAAATCTATCCAAGCACCTATTGCTATCCCACAAGATGTGCAAGAGTTGGCACTTGGTCCTGATTCAATTATGCGTTCTGCTAACCCACAAGGTATTCGCCGTGTTCCTTTGGAACTACCACCTGGAGTCTTTACAGAGTCTGGTGTCCTAGAGCGTGAACTACGTATGGGTGCTCGTTATCCTGAGACTCGTTCAGGTGATATCAGCGCATCTGTTATTACAGGTCGCGGTGTACAAGCCCTACAAGCAGGATTTGATACACAGATCCGTGCAGCACAGGCTCAGTTTGCTCGTTTGTTTACAGACCTAGTATCTCTTTGCTTTGAGATTGATGAAAGAGTCTTTGGTTCTATGACCAAGGAGATTCGTGGCGTTGATGACGGTACTCCATACTCAATGAAGTACATCCCATCACGTGACATCAAGGGCGAGTACGGCGTAGATGTACGTTACGGCATTATGTCTGGTATGGATCCTAACCGTGCCATCATTGCATTGCTTCAGATGCGTTCAGATAAGCTCGTATCACGTGACTACGTGCGTCGTGAGATCCCTATGGAACTAAATGTTACCCAGGAGGAACAACGTGTTGATATTGAAGAGATGCGTGACTCTTTGCGTGTTGCTGTTGCACAGTATGCACAGGCAATACCGGCTCTCGCGGCGCAAGGACAAGATCCAAGTCAAATTGTTAACCGCATCGCAGGTGTTATCCAAGGTCGTCAAAAAGGACTCTCACTAGAGTCTGTTATTGAAAAGGTCTTCGCACCTGAACCACAACCTGTACCAGCACCTGGTGCAGAACAAATGATTCCAGCAGCAGGTGCGGCCCCCGCCCCTGCCTCGCAGCAACCTCCACAAGAACAAGGCGGTATGGCCCCTGCTGCTGGTCCAGCTCAACGTCCCGACATTGCAGGTTTACTTGCATCCATCACAGGCGCAGCATAGGAGGAGGTGTAAAATGAAAAAAGGAACATTCGCAAAGGCAATTATGGCTAAGGTCGTAGAAGGCAAGCGAGATACATCAAAGCCAGCAGGTCCAGGCAAGGTATCTTTTGGTATCGTACCAGCAGGCCGTAAAGGTACAGCTGTTAAAGTACGTAAGGGTAAGTAATAATTCAAATGAGAGGCGTGCTGGATGAGAAATGACGAAGAGTTTATACCTCGTCCAGTACGTCGCTCTGATTTTGGAGTGATCTTTGCAGGCTTAGTACACAACCTAGCCTCAGCATTTCACACATTTACAGAAGAGATATTAGAAATTTCTATCTATCACGCTAATCAAAAGACAAAGACAATGAAGGCTTGGGAAGATATGAGCCAAGACCTAGAGAAAATTCAGGAGGAAACAGATGGCTAGAGGTCCACTCGCCGGTGCTTCAGGTCCTGGTAAGTTTTCAAAGCGAACAGATTTACCTTCTGCCTATTATGGTGAAGGTGTAGAAACAGCAGCTATTAAATCAGGTGCGCCATTGGCAACTACTCCAGATGTGCGCCCATCACAGGCTCCAGCAGTACCTGCACCAGAGGCAGTGACACCATTATTTGCACCAACACAGCGTCCAGAAGAACCTATCACTACAGGTATTGACCGTGGTGCAGGACCTGGTTCATCAGTATTGGCTATGCAGTCACAGTTTGCTTCACGCAAGCTCTCTGACATCCTAGCTGAGATGATTCCATACGATAACACTGGAGAAGTTGCTATTCTTTATCAGAACGCACTAGCGCGAGGTAACTAATGGCTGATAATCTTTCATCAGCAGCCTATGCAGCTAAGTTAGCAGCAGAAGATAAGAAGAAACTTGAGGCATTTAACAAGTCTCTTAAGGCTCACAAGGAACTTACCAACCTGCCACCAGAGCTTGCACAAAAACAATTTTCTAAGTACACACCAGCACAGCAAGCATCGCTTCAACAGCAGTATGGCAACGAAGATCCAGTGCAAAAGCCAGACCAAGGTTGGCTATCTACCGCTTGGAACTATACAGGCGGTGCAATTCTTGGTGGGCTTAAGGAAGCTGGCAAGGATTTACTTGGTGGATTACAGAATGTATCTGATTTCTCTACACGTGTTGCTCGTACAGTCTTAATTGCTGGCGATCAGCAGGTAGATCTTAACGAGGCTTGGGACATTGCCAACGATAAAGGCGATAAGGTTTTTAGCCCAGGACGTATTGAACGTGCCAAGGAACTATTTGACCCAAATGCTGTAACTGTCGCTATGCGTATTGCAGCAGGTGAAGACCAAGGTAAGATTCTTAAGGAATCAACACCTGAGCAGGCTAAGTATCTTGCTTTGTATGACAAGAAACAAGGCACACCGGAAGAGCAAGACCTATTCCAAGACACACTTGATGCTGTTAACGCAGCCAAGTACTCACCTGGTCGCTTTATTGCAAACCTATTTACTCCTGAAAAGTATGAAGGTTCTGGATTCTTTTACAAGACAGTATCGGGAGCAGTAGATGCTGCATACCGTGTCTTTGCTGATCCACTTATTGTCGCTGGTAAGGCTAAGAAGTTATACGACCTTAGCAAGTACTCTGTAGAAGTTATTGCAGGTAGTGCTGTTCGTGATGGCGTAGCCTTTGCAAACTACTTTGACCAGCCAAAGGCTATTGATTTCTGGAATGACTACGGCTCAAAGCTCAAGGCATACCGTGAAGCAGACAAAGTAGGCAACACGGTAGAGAAAACACGTCTCATCGAAGAGATGAAGATACTTGCACCTGAGTTTGGTCCTGCAGTTATTCAAACATTTAACAAAGCAGACGAGCCAATTCAAGATGTACTCACAGCTAAGGCTTTCTTTTCCAATGCAAAGCAAATGGATGAGATGGTTAAGGGTGCAGGTGGTCGTCGCCGCATCATTGCACCACGTATGACAGAGGCTCGCAAACTACGTGTTGCATCTTTGACTCAAGTCAACAAAGTATTTAACATTGACAAGGTTGGACCAGCACTAGTTAACGCAGCATTCTTCGGTGAAGATGCAACAGATGCTGGTATCTACAAGGCTGTAACAGAAGGCAAAGAGGAGATCGTACAATCCCTTAATGCACTCAACAAGACCAAGAAGGTCGGAGTTGCACGCTTCTCAACAGCAGATATAAATGTCCGAATTGACCGCTTTAAGCAACGCTTTGCTATTGCACCGATGTTTAGAGACAACGAATTTGATCTACTAGATCCTAACGCTGCAGATTATATGTACCGCATTGCTCGCTTGGTATTCCCACAACGTGAATCTAAGTTAGTAGCAGAAACATTCCGTGGTATTGAAGACCTAGGACAACGCAAAGAGTTCTTCCGTGGACTTATGGACAACGTTGCAGATGTACGTGGTATCAATACTACTGAGCCTACACAAAATGTAGGTCGTTTAATTGCAGGTAAAGGCAAGACTAAGTTTGATAATACTGGCGAAGAGCTAGATGAGATCGGTGCCTTTGCTACAGACTTTAATAGCAAGGTAACAGTACCTAGCCTGGTAGACATTGACCGCCTAACTGCTCGTAGCACTATCGGTCAGAAGATTCTAGGACCAGTTGCTAATAGTGAGTTTCTTGAGAAGATCGTAGGCGGTTGGTCTTTCCTAACCCTTGCTGGACCTCGTTATGCTATCCGTAACTCAATTGAAGATTTAATGGTTAACCTTGCTATTGGTGAAAGCCCTTGGGGACTTGCCACTAGCCGTCGCTTAACTACACGTGTATTAACATCACTGCAAGAAGCAGGTAAAGCAGGAGGCTTTGAAGGATTAGCCAATAGCCCACTTGGTTTCGTAATGCGTCTTGTTAACAAAGAAGAAGCAGCACGCTACCAAGATGAAATCAAGCGTCTTGATGATGTCCTAGTACGCAACAAGGCAGAGATCAAAGATCTTCGTAAGACTATTGAAGAGTCAACAGATGAAGCGACTATTACTGCTGCACGTAACAAAATTGCTAAACTCCGCAAAGAGACAGATGTAGATGTAGTCCGTAAGACTCGTGAGATTATGGCAAGTGCCTTGACTCAAGGACGTGTTAATAACTTCCTAAAGTCACAAGGTCGCAAGCCATTGAACGAAGAGGCAGTAGAGTTTCTTACAGAGCAGATTGTCTATGGAGACTTAGAGAACCTGCTATCTGTTATCTCAGAAGGTGGCTTTAACTTTGCTACCGGTGGAGACTTTCTGACTAACGCAGTTAACTTTACTAAGTTGCACAAGGTTCGCTCAGCAGAACTACGCATCACAGGACCTAAGCAGAAGTACACTCGTGCTCAGGGAGCAACTGGATTTAAGTCTATTGGTCTGACTAATCAAGACGAATCATCTTTAGTTGCTTTGCTTCTGCGTATCTCATACGTATCTAACGATGAACTAGGCGCTATTGCTGTAGCAAACCTTGACAGACCAGAGGTTGCTATCCCAGCTATTGCTGATTACCTACGCAAGAATCCTAAGATCGTTGATGACTCAATCTTTAAGGCTAAGGATATTAGCGTTGATGAGCACGCACGTATTGTCTATGACCGTACACGTAAGGCATTTGAAACACGTCGTGTAGATGCCAAAGGAGTCAAGGAACTTAACAAAGAACTTCTTGAGAAGGTACGTACAATTGATGAGAACGGCGAATATGTCGTATCAGGTCGTATCTCTTTAGAGGACTTGTACTCACAAAGTGATATGAATTTACCAGAATCTGTAATTGGGCCACAGCTTGTGCCAGTAACAGATAGTGGAAACATCACAGCATCCTTTATGGAAAATGGATGGCGCTGGCTAGGTATGGCTAACGCACGTATGTCACGTCAGCCTATTGTTATCTCTGAGATGCTAGACATCCGCAAGTCAATGCGTCAGTCAGGCTTTGAAGATGCTTGGATTGCTTCATATACCAAGGGCATTAACCCTGCAGAGCAGGGACTAATTGACCAAGCAACAGAACTTGCTAAGCGTGATCTTGCTACAGTTGTAGAAGAGCGTGCTATTGGACAGACACTGGCTTACATTGATAATCCTTTGATCCGTTCACAGATGTCTTTCTCAATCCGTAACTTTGCACGTTTCTATCGTGCTACTGAAGACTTCTATCGTCGTGTTGGTCGCGCTGTGCGCTACAACCCAGAGTCAATTGCAGTAGCTGCACTAACTTATGAAGGTGTTAGCCACTCAGGTTTCATCCAAGAGGATGACCAAGGCGAGAAGTACTTTATCTATCCAGGTATCGCACCTGTCTATAACGCATTCCAGAAGATGCTAGATACGATAGGCATTGGAAGCGAGTTCAAGGCACCATTTCCAATTCAGTTTGGTGCTCAACTCAAGATGCTTACACCTTCGTTGAACCCAGACTCTTTGGTTCCTACATTTGCAGGACCAGTTGCTGGTATCTCTATTAAGACCTTGGAAAACATTGTCAATATCTGGAGTCCAGGGGCTGCAGATACCATTACTCGCCTTACACTAGGTAAGTACGCAGTAGATCAACCTATGGTTTCATCATTCTTGCCAGCACACGTAAATCGTATCTTGGCTGTTATGGACCGTGATGAGCGTGATTCACAGTACGCATCAGCACACCGCAAGGCAGTTACCTACCTTGAGGCTGCAGGTCACGGCATCCCTAAGCGTTACAACGCAGACGGAACTTTGATTCCACCAAGTGCAAAAGAACTAGAAGATTACCGTTTAATGATTAAGAATACTACTCTTAACATTCTAGGTATGCGCTTTGTGTTTGGTTTCTTGGCACCTGCCTCACCACAGGTACAACTCAAGTCAGATATGGCTGAGTGGGTACGCGATAATGGTCGTGCTAACTTCAAGCAACTATGGAATGACTTGAAGGATGAGTACGGTGCTGACTACAACGCAGCAATGAAGCGCTGGGTAGAGTTATATCCTAACCAGATTGCCTTTACTATCCCAGAGTCAGAGCGTACAACTGTTGCAGCCTTTGGATATGCAGAAGAGGCTGGCTTATTCGTTGAGCAGAACCAAGAACTATTCAACCAGTACCCAGAAGGTGCAACCTTCTTGATCCCTCACAAGGGCGGGTTCTCTTGGGACGCTTACAAGACTATGACAGATATGGGTCTTCGTAAGAACCAGCGAGTAGAAGATCACCTACGTAAGATTCAGACATCAGCTGATTTGCAATCATACTATGATCGCAAGAATGAATACGAAGCAAGCCTGAAGAACTCTGCTACAGATTATGAGCGCAGTCGTTTGCGTAAAGAGTTCACAGCTTGGAAGACAGTATTCTTTGCAGGTCGTCCATTAGTTGCTGAAGAGTTGGCATCAGGTGGTCAGAAGAAGATTGAAACACTCAATGCTCTTAATGACCTTGAGTCTATGTTGGCTAATCCAGCAGCACGTTCTGCAGCACCTAAGACATTTGATGCTCTTAAGGAAATGCTTAATACCTATCTTGAGTTCAAGTCAGAGAAGGAACGCTATGACCGCTTTGGTGGTTCACAGGTTCTAATTCA